CGACGGCCACTAAGACGGACGACGACGACACACTAAGCGCAACGGCAACAATTCTCATTGTCGCCAATGCCAGCCTTACAGAAGACGACGACACATTAAGCGCCTCAGCCTCTCCGATGGTGGTAATTATCGGAAGTCCAACGGATGCAGACGACACATCCACTGGCATCATTATAAGAGGCTATTACCCGGTAAAGAACCAACCAGCTTTGGGCCTCATCACGAAAGCACAGAGCACATTACCTGCTCACGTGACTAAGCAGATTTCATCTGCAACACAGATCACAGCATAACCCCGTGGGGAACCACGCCACTAGAGAGTAAAGACCATGGCAGGAATACCAAGCGGCAAAGGCCCGCGCGGCGTTCGGTTGAATCCGCAACAAACCGAAAGAACAAGGGCGGCTATACAAGCCACACAGATCATTAAGAGATTGAACTGGTTTGTTCTTGGTAAAGAGGATGAGCAGGGCAACAAAGTTGATTTATCCCCGCACCAAGTCTCGGCTGCACTCGGCTTGCTGAAGAAGACAACGCCAGATTTGCAGTCGATAGAAGGCAGCTTGAATGTCACATATCGCCATGAAGAAGCGCTAGGCGAACTTGAATGAGCACACTCTCTGACCGCGAACGCGCGATACGTCAGAAGCTCAAAGACGACTTCGAGCACTACGCCTCCAAATGCTTGCGCATTCGCACCAAGGCAGGTGATGTTCACCCGCTGATGCTGAACAGATCGCAGCGGTACTTGCACGAAAGGCTAGAGGCTCAGCTAAAAGCCAAGGGTAAGGTTAGGGCGCTGGTATTGAAGGGCCGGCAAGTCGGTATCTCGACGTATATCGGCGGGCGGTTCTATTGGAAGATTACGCACAAGTTTGGCGTGCGGGCTTTCATTCTGACGCATTTGGACACGGCTTCAGATAACCTATTCGGGATGGCGAAGCGGTTTCATGAGGGATGCCCTGATTTGGTGCGGCCTGAAACGCATAGAGCCAACGCAAAGGAACTGAGCTTCGCGCGGCTCGATAGTGGTTATAAGGTAGCTACGGCGGGTAGTGCAGAAGTAGGGCGCTCGGAAACAATTCAACTCTTTCACGGCTCTGAGGTTGCATTCTGGCCTAACGCTGAAAACCACTCGGCGGGCATTGGCCAAGCGATTGCAAACTCGCCAGACACGGAAGACATTCGCGAAAGCACGGCCAACGGAATCGGCAACAGTTTCTATTCGCAATGGAAAGCCGCAGAGCGCGGAGACAGCGAGTATGAGGCGATATTCATTCCGTGGTTTTGGCATGAAGAATATACAAAAGACGTGCCGCAAGATTGGAATGTACCGGCTGCCTTTGTCGAGTATGAGCAGCACCACGGTTTAGAGCGTGGCCAGACCTATTGGGCATGGCACAAAAACCGTGACATGGCAGTTATTGCCGGCGGTTCGGCAGAGGAGCCATGCTGGAAATTTAGGCAGGAATACCCGGCGACTGCTGAAGAGGCATTCCAGACGGCGGGCGACTTGGCCTTTATTGAGCCGGTTAAAGTGCTCAGAGCACGCAAGGCATCTGTCACGGGTTACGGGCCGCTTATTCTTGGCGTCGATCCGGCGCGCGGCGGTGGTGACAAGACTGGATTGATTGACCGGCAAGGCCGGCGTTTAGGTGCTAACGTGTGCCGCCGTCTCGATAGCAATGATCTGATGGCGACGGCTGGCGAAGTGCAGCGCGAAGTACGCCGCTTACTGCCGTTAGGGCTCAAGAAAGTGGTGATCGACACCACCGGCTTAGGCGCTGGCCTATATGACCGGCTTAAAGAGATTTTAGGCGATCTAGTAGACGGCGTGAACTTTGGGGCCAAGGCTTACGACTTCCAAGCCTATGCCAATCGCCGCGCTGAGATGTGGGACCTAATGCGGCAATGGTTTGAAGATCCGGCCGGCGTTCAAGTCCCTGACCTTGATGACTTCCAAGGTGATGTGTGCGCCCCACAACGCGGCAATGGCGCAACGCGGTTTAATTCATCAGGGCAGCTCATTCTAGAGCCCAAAGACAAGATTAAAGAGCGGCTTATGTTCTCGCCTGATCTTGGCGACGCGGCGGCACTTACGTTTGCTATCGATATGAGCCTGCTAGCAGAAATTGAAGACGAACCGGAGCGGATTATCAGTCATTCCCCCGGCGCATATTTGGGGATGTGATGGATACCGAAAGAGCAATTATAGCGGCAATCGAGGCATCCGAAGTGCTTAAGGCATCGGAAATCAAGATTGTTCGCATAGCGCAAGATCATGACATTGAGACCGATCACAACCGGGTTCGTGTGGAGCTGACATTTAATGTACGCTAACGAGAATTCAGAAGCGCCGCAAATCCCTCAGATGGAAGCCGCTAATCCACAAGCGGTTGAACCGGTGCGCGATCTCGTTTCAGAAGCTAGAGCGCGCCTTGACCGCGCCTATACGCATGACAAGCACAACCGCGATGAGGCCGCTAGTGATATGCGGTTCTTGGCGGGTGACCAGTGGCCGGAATACGCTCGCCAAGCCCGCGCCAACCGTCCGATGCTGACTGTAAACAAGCTACCTCAGTTCTTGCACCAGGTTACAAACGACATTCGCCAGAATGCCCCGGTGCTGAAGGCGACGCCGGTTGACGGCAAGAATGATCCGCAACTGGCTAAGGTATTTGATGGCATCATTAGCGATATCCAGTATCGCTCTAGCGCCAAGCACGTCTACGCAACGGCGGCATACCATGCGGCGGCCTGCGGCATTGGTCATTGGAGGGTGCTAACAAAGTTTGTTGAAGATGAAAGCTTTGATCAAGAGCTGACGATTGAGCTAATCCCGTACCCCTTAGCGGTCTATTGGGACCCTGCGAGCGTTAAGCCAGATCGCTCGGACGCCATGTGGTGCATCGTCGTTGAGATGGTGCCCAAAGACACATTCAAAGAAAAATACCCCGGCGCGACGCCTCAGAGCGTTGATGCGCTGATGTCTAACGGCTCTATGAGCGGCACATCATCCGGGCTGTTCTGGGCAACTAATGACCACGTTTTAGTGGCGGAGTATTGGTGCAAAAAGCCCGCTATTAAGACCATCGCGGCGTTTGAATCTGGCCAGACGCTCGACATTACCGGGCTCGATATGATCCGGCTCTATCAGATCCAAAAGCAGCACGGCGGCATTGTTCGCCAGCGCCAAGCCAATGGGCACAAGGTAGAGCAAAGCATCGTATCAGGTGCAGAAACGCTTGTTCAGCCAACAATCTGGCCGGGGCGTTATATTCCTATCATCCCGGTGATCGGGACTGAAATACCGCTAGAGACGACCACGATTCGCAGTGGTTTGCTGCGCAATGCGCGCGATCCGCAACAGCTTTATAACTTCTATCGCTCGGCTGCTGCTGAGCACATCGCGCTCAGCCCCAAAAGTCCATACCTCGTCACTGATACCATGATCAAGCTGCACAAGTCCGATTGGACCAGCCTGAACACGACCAACCGGCCATTCTTGCGCTATACGCCAGACCGCGAAGCGCCGGGGATGAAGCCGGAACGCATTGCAGCGCCGGAGCCTCCCCAGGCTCTATGGCAAGAGGCTCAAGTAGCAACCGATGACATCAAAGCTACAACCGGAATTTATGATGCTTCGCTAGGCGCTAAGAGCAACGAAACATCTGGCGTTGCAATCAAGCGCCGCGAGAACCAAGGCGACACGGCTAATTTCCATTACCAAGACAACCTGCAACGCTCTATTGAGCAGTGCGGGCGGGTGATCATCGATCTGATACCAAAGGTTTACGACAACGAACGCACCGCGCGCTTGCTTGGCGAAGATGGCTCGGAACAGTTTGTGCCGATCAATACCGTTCTCTATGACGACAATGGCGAGCCGGTGATGGTCAATGACCTCAATCAAGGCCGCTATGATATTCGGGTTACGATTGGGCCTAACTACGCCACGAAACGCCTTGAAGCCGCAGACGCGATCATTGAACTTATGAAAGCATTGCCGCCTGAATTGGCACCGCTGTTTGCTGATGTGGCTGTAAAGAACCTTGATATTCCAGAAGCTCAAGACTTGGCGAAGCGGCTTAAGGCAATGTTGCCGCCGCAAGCGCTCACCGATCCTGATCAGCCACCGCCCCCACCGCCTGACCCGATGCAAGACCCAATGTATGTTGCAGAGCTGAATTCTAAGCTTGCATCAGCGAAGAAAGCGACGGCAGACGCTCGCAAGGTAGAGCTCGAAACCGTACAAATGTTCCAAACGCCAGCGCTTCCTATGTCGCCACCGCTGCCAAGTTTTGAAATGCAGCAAGGCGGCTCTGGAATGCCCCCACCCATCATGCCGGAAATCGAACAACCGGATGATCAAGGCGGCAACTACTTTAGTGAGTAGCTTCGCGGGGCTTATCCGCGCCACCTAAAAGGACTTTCAAAACATGACAGAAGTTTCCCCACTGGCTGAAGCCGGTGCCACTCCACTTGCCGAAACGCCGGTAGTTGTCGAGACTGTTACGACCGTTGAAACAGATGCCAAACCAGTAGAACCAGTGGCAGAAGCCGCGCCGACGGAGCCGGTAGAGCAGCCGCGCGGGGCGGATGGGAAGTTTATTGCGCATCCGAGAACGGAAAAGCTTGTTAGTCAGATCAACACTTTGACCGCTGAAAAGCGGGCGATTGAGCGTGATGTGGCGCGTATGCGATCTGAAGCCGCTGATCTGGTAAAACAGTTGCAGCAGCCGGTAGACATCGATCCCGCCGATTTTGATGCGCAGACCGCGCATCGGGTTCGCCACGAAATCAAGTCGGATAGACTTGAACAGACAGCCGCGCAAGTGCGGTCACTTGAGGCCAAGGCCCAAGAGGCAGGCGCGCAAATACTCCACGCTCAAGTGGATGAATTGCGGGCTCATATTCCTGACATTGATACGATCTTTCTGCCCGAAAATCAGGGCGGGCCAACGATCACTCAAGTTATGGCTGAGGCTATCACTCGTTCCGACAACGGGGCGCTCGTGGCGTACCATCTAAAGAAGAACCCGCCTGAAGCCAGGCGCATTGCAAAACTTGATCCCGTTTCCGCACTCATGGCCATAGGCCAAATCGCGGCGGGCATCAGCAATCCGAAAAACCAGATGAAACGCATCAGCCAAGCTCCGGCTCCGGTCCAGACTGTTTCGGGCGGCACATCTTCTCCGGCTTTGAACCTCGAAACTGCGAGTTTCAAAGATTATGAGAAGGCACGCCTTCAACAGATGGCCTCATCTTGAGCGGCCTTCAGTTAAGGAATTGAGAAATGACGGCTTCTAACACGCTTATCACTCCTAGCATCATTGCTAAGGAAGGGCTTTTTCAGCTCAAGAACAATCTCGTTATGGGCAATCTTGTTCATCGCGATTACTCGAAAGAGTTTGCAAAAGTCGGCTCTACGATATCGATCCGCAAGCCGGTTCGGTTCAAAGCGCAGACTGGTGCCACTCGCGTCAATCAAGACGTGAAAGAAGGCACGGTTGCAGTCGTGCTTGACCAACGCAAGCACGTGTCTTGGGCGTTCTCAACTCAGGAATTGACCCTGACCATTGAGGAATACTCAGAGCGTTACATTAAGCCCGCAATGATCGAGCTTGCCCAGACGGTCGAGACCTCGCTTATGGGGCTTTATTCGTCTGTTCCGTCTTGGGTAGGAACGGCTGGCACCACGCCCAGCACGTTCTTAGAACTCGGTGCAGCACGTCAGCGCCTAGTCGAGCAGCGCGCCCCAATGGGTGACACGCTCAACGCTGTGCTTGATCCGGCTGCGGCTCTTAAGATCGCCAACGACCTTAAGAACCAGTATCAGCCAGGAAAGCAGTTAACGGCCATGGAGCGGGTTAAGATCGGCAAATATGCCGGGTTTGACACGTATGAAGGCCAGTCAGTGTTGAACCACACCAACGGCGCAAAGGGCGGCACGCCGCTTGTGAACGGTGCGGCACAGCACTCAAACGCTTCGCCGCAGGCTAACAGCCAGTCGCTTGTAATCGACGGCGCGTCCAACTCCATCACTGGTTGGGCTAAGGCTGGCGATGTGATCACCATTGCGGGCGTTTATGCCATCAATGGCGGCACACGGCAGGCTTACACGTATCTTAAGCAGTTTACGGTGCTTGCTGATGCGGATTCGTCTGGTGGTGGTGCGGTCACTCTGACGATCTCGCCGGCAATTGTCTCTGATACGGCTAGCCCATATCAGAACGTGTCAGAGGTTCCGGCTGATAACGCTGCCATATCGGTTGTGTCTGGCACGGCTGCAACGGCATACGCGCAAAACTTGTGCTTCCACAAGAATGCCTTCGCGCTTGTTATGGCTGATCTTGAATTGCCGGATGGTGCCGCGTTCAAGTCGCGTGCATCTGCCGACAATCTATCGGTTCGCGTCGTCAAAGATTACGACATTGAGAACGACGAGGACATTATCCGTCTCGACATTCTCTATGGCGTCAAGACGATTTACGGCGATCTGGCTGTGAGGTTGACCGGCTAATGGCAAACGATTTGATCAATGGCGAGGGGGCTGGGAAACCGGCCCCCGTGGTGACTGATACATCGGTTTGGATGTATAGGGGCCATGATGCGAGGTTGTTTGCGTCTGTTGGTGATGTGCCAGCGAATGACGGCTGGAAAGACGCGCCCTATGATCTAGAGGCTGTGGCCGTTGAGCCTGAAAAGCGCAAGCCAGGACGGCCACGCAAGGCAGATGAAACACCCGTTGATGAGGTAGCGCCGGATGGCGACAGCAACGCAAATTAGCACCAGCGCGCTGCGGCGGCTTGGGGTATTCGACGCACTCGAAAGCCCGTCCGCAATGGATGTTGCCGCAGCGACAGAAGCGCTGACCGCGATGATTGCATCTTGGGAAGGCATGGGCCTAAGCGGCGATGTGTTGCCAATCGATAGCCGGTTCGAACAAGCCGTAGTGGCTATGTTGGCTGAGCGGCTAGCGGAAGAATACGGAAAAACGCCTGGGCCGATCTTGCAGCGTGACGCTAAGAACGGGCGCGCGGCTATTGAGGCGGCTTATATTGCGACGCCCGAGGCTCGGTTTGATGGGGCTTTGCTAACTGGCGTGTATCGCTATCAGCCGGAATCAGAAACGGAACATGAGGCGGCATGGCAGGCGTTGACGGCCTACACTCTGCGTGCCTTTGTGGTCAACAATGCTAACCGTTATGAGTTGGTGACGGAAGGCACGTCAGCTTCTAGCGGCGGGCCTACCGGGACGGACGCATCGATAACAGATGGCACATGCGTTTGGTGCTGGCGCGGGGTGACTGCCGAATGAGCTGGACGCCCTTAGCGCTTCCGACAAAGAGCAATAAAACCCGGTTTGGCTTTGAAGGCGCGGCGCGCCTCATCAATGCTTACGTTGAAAGCACGGGCAGCGATGCCAAGGCGACGTATAACATCTATGCCACGGAAGGGCTTGATACGCTTTACACGCCTGCATCCGGCAAATTTTATGGGGCTATCGCAACGGAATCGTATTTGTATGGCGTGTCGGGTACCACGCTTTGGGCGATTGATACGGTTGGGGCTGTTACCAATCTTTTGACGCTTCCTGCGGAAGGCCCGGTGACGTTCGCGCGCAATCGGCGCTCGCCAGATACTCAGGTTGGCTTGGTTACGGCAGCAGATAATAAGTATTATACGATTGTGGGGACAACCGAAACACTCAATGTTGACGCTGATTTAGCCGGTACACCCACGTCGATAGCGGTCAAAGACGGTTATTTTATTATAACCACGAATTTTAATCGGTTCTTTATTACCGGGGAAGACGACGCAGAAAATATCTCGGCTCTTGATTTTGGCAAGGCGCAACGCTCACCCGATGAAATCTTGCGTGTGATCCCAACGGAAACAGAAATCGCGCTATTCGGTTCTGACTCGATAGAGTTTCATCAGAACAATCCGAGCGAAACGGCGTCGTTTCCGTTTGTTCCGGTTCAATCCATTGATGTTGGGCTTTTGGCTCCTATGGCCATCGTCAAGCTGGATCGTGAGATTATCTGGCTAGCCTCAGATGGCACTATCAAGCGGATGGTAGGGTATGGTGGTGAAGTGATTTCTAACCCTGATGTGCAGCGCGCCATTGCCGAAGTTGAAGACAAGACTGACATCTCAGCGTTTGCTTGGCATTCGAAGTCAATTGGGCATTCGTTCGTCGCCTTCACATCGCCGCTCTGGACGTGGGTCTATGATCTTCGCGAGGGCTCATGGCATGAGCGTAAAAGCTACGGCCTAGACTTTTGGCGGATTTCTGGGGTTGTTGAATGGCAGGGTAAGGTGCTCGCTGGCGACTATGAGAATGGCGAACTGTACGACATGAGCGGCGAATTTATGGATGAAGGCGGTTCGCCATTGGTTATGACGGTGCAGACCGCGCCAAGCGATGCGTTTCCGTATCCAGTTTTGGCTCATGG